AGTACATCAAGTGGGATGGCGTTCCGCTTAAAGATGTCTCTCTACACCACTTTGTGCGCTATGTGGCACAGGACTCTAAGGGTTTCTTCGAAGCACAGGAGAAACTGGTTGCCAACAATACCAACCTCGCAAAGAAACTTGTGAAGTGTAAGGATTGTGGACTTGTCACAGATGTTTGTGTCTGTGAGAAGAAGAAACCAGTCATGTGCCTAGACAGAGTCTCGGATGATTGCCCTCATCAGGGGTATTGCACCTTTTGTGAGGCTGAACACAACGAGAAAGACCCGGAGGAAGAAAGCTTCAAGGAATCGCTCCAGGAGGAGGATCCCTATCCTATGGAAGATCTTGTGATCATGGATAACCAGTTTGGTGTCAAGATTGCTAAGACTCTTTCACAACGCTTTTACAATTACACTAAGGGTTTTGTCCCGAAGATGGAATATTGGACCGATGTCATTGAAGAAAGGACTGTTGAATGGATGGTAAAACGTCTAGATTGGTTGGAGAATTCTCCATTTACCACCTGGACGAATTGGATCCCAACAGACTGGCTTTCTCGAGGATACATCATGAACTTGATTTGGCTTACAAATGAGACGAAATTGAAGGAGCGGATCCGCCGTTCCTACTTTAATCATATCATTCTTGCCATTGTACTGTTTATTTTCTCCTTCTGCACTCTATCTATCTTCTACCTGACTCTGTTCTATCCATTTTTGGCTATGGGCAGAATTGTTGAGGTGGAAAAGAAAAGGTTGTATGAAGAAGTTTCAGCAGACAACAGGGCAATGCCTGCAGTGTTCAAGATGTATCGTGATCGGCACGTGAAGTGGATAACTGGATGTTGCTTAGCTGTCGCAGCTCTCTATGGTGTTGCGTTAGTATGGAAGCAATTGAAAGTTGTCCCTTCACCTCAGGGAAATCTTGCCCCAACAGCTGATGTGGACATTGAAGAAAGAGACACCGAGGTCAATCCATGGTCCGGTGTTGTCGTTTCTGAAATGCCATGTTCAGACAAGGCTAAGACTACCTCAGTTGACGATTTGGAAAATATGGTCTTCAAGAACCTCGCTTTCATGGAAATGCGGACCTCAAAGTCTGACAAGGTATACGTTTGCGACGCATTCTTTCCTTGTTCAAACATTGCATTGGTTCCACATCATATGTGGATTGAGGATGACATGAAGATTTCTGTTACTCGCCATGATCCCACCTTAATTGGTGGGAATTTTGAGACATGGATTCATAAAGGTCATAGCGTGAGAGTACCTAATACCGATTTATCACTCGTTTGGGTTCCCAACGGTGGTGATTGGAAGGACTTAACTGCATACTTACCGGAATCGCGCTTCGCTTCTGTTCCAGCACGTTTTGTGTATAAGAAAGAAGACGGAAGCAAACTTCAGGTCAGCAGCAAAACGCCGAAGACTAAAATGAACCCAGGACCAGTTTTCACAAAGGCATGTACATTCTTTGGTTCTCGTTATAAGCTACCTATGAACACATTCGAAGGATTGTGTATGGGAGCATTGGTGACGGAAACTAAAGGCCCCTTGATTGGGGGATTCCACCTTGGTGGAGTCAATGGACATGTCGATGGATGTAGTGGCCTGCTGACTCAAGATCAGATGGCAAATGCTAAGCAAGCCCTGTCGGAGAAACCCGGTGTTGTTTTGGCAAAGAGTGAGGGAACTGTTCCCAAACAGCTCTATGACATACAATTTTACCAGGGTCCCGACGTGCATCCCAAAAGTGCTATCAACTACCTCCCAAAAGGAGCATATTGTAAGTACTATGGACAGTGCACTGGAAGAGCCACTTACCATTCTGAAGTAGAAGACACCATAAT